TGATATGATGGTGTTGAGAACAAGAACATTACTTCATATTGCAGACCATTATAATTCTGAGGAAGGGGATGAGATTGAGTACAAGAATGTCAGGTATGAAATATTTAAAGAAGAAGACTGGACAGGCTACGGATTAGCTACTGACCATTATAAGTATTTAATGAAGAGGAAAGACCAAGTATGACATTACAAGAATATTTACAAGGTCTTTCTAAAGTAATCTCTGAATTGGTAGGAGATAAACTTGCAGTAGCGAAAGGAACTAACCCTATACCTAGTGTCTATATTGAGCGTCAGAAGCCCCCTAAGCCGTTTTATCCATACAGCACTACCTCATATATAGGTAGAGGCAATTATGGCTCTAAAGAGCTTTACAGTTCGTTCTGTGAGAATACTAACACATATAATAGCTACTTTAATCGCAGGATACGACTAAGAGCAGCATTCTACGGTAAATACGGAGATAACGTTCTCGATACCGCAGATGAGCTAGGGGCGAGATTAAGGACAGCTAAGGGTATAGAATTACTCGAAAGGTATATGCCTAATGCGGGATTAACTGGCGTATCTGAACCATCCTATACTGACGAACTGCTGACTACTGATTATCAAGAGTTCGCATTTATCACTATAGACTTCTGGGTAATATCCACCATAACTGATTCTGAGTTTTATACTATCACTTCTGGCGAAGTTGAAGGTAAGCTCTATACGGATTATGAACAACAAGAAGAACCTTTAACATTAACAACAACGTTTGAACATAGTGATTAGGAACAATAATGACTTATAGAAATTTAACTAACATTAACATCTCGTTAGCTACTACGAATGTTACTCGACAGGGTTTTGGTACTCCTTTATTTGCCTCTGCTCATCGATACTTCCCAGAACGTGTACGTGCTTACACTTCCCTGCAAGCTGCTTCAGAAGACCTACCAACTAGCTCAAATGCTTATAAAGCCGTACAAGGTTTCTTCTCGTTGAATCCTGCCCCTGCTGTAGTTAAAGTAGGACGTAGAGAGGCAGACTTAGAATTAACTGTAGCGAGTGGTGCAACTAAAGCTTCTCTTGTATTCCATGCAATGAGTGCTGGTGTTACTTACTCTCTCCCTATCAATATTACAGGCCAAGTAGACCAAGACGCGGTAGCCTCTGCTATAGCAACTGCTATTGAAGGTGACGCTGATATTGGTGACTTAGTAGTAGCTTCTGCTGCAACAGGCACAGTATCGATTGATGTAGCTTCGGCTGCGAGTGATTTTTGGGTATCTGACCTTTCAGATGAACTATCTGAAGTCTACAATACTACTGAATCAGCGAGTGAACTGATTTCAGCTTTATCGGATGAAGATGACGATTACTACTTCTTCTTAGCAGACGATCATACAGAGACCTTCCAGTTGGAAGCTTCTGCTGATATTGAAGCTCGATTGAAGATGTATTTTACCTCTACTCAAGATGTTTCTGCTCTTACTCCTTATACTGCTGGTAGTGCTACTGATGTTGGTGGTAAGATCAAAGATTCAGGACGAGACCGTACTAAAGTTTACTTCCATCACAATGCAGATACTGTATTCCCAGAATGTATCCATGTAGCGGTAAATGCTCCTTATGATGCAGGGTCAGTTGCTTGGGCTAACGTCCGACTACCTCTATCTATATCTCAGAACCCTAACACAGGTCGTGCATTAACTGCAACAGAGAAAGGTTACTTAGAAGACCGTAATATGTCGTATGGAGAACGCGCAGTATCAACTGGCGTAACTTCTGATGGTACTACTCTACGTAATAACCTAACACCTTCTGGTGAGTGGATTTCTAATGTACGTGGTCGTGATAATATGCAAGTAGATTTAGACGCAGAGATGCTGACATTATTGTTATCACAGAAAGGTACTAAAATCCCTTACACTGATGAAGGTATTGCTCTGATTAAAGCGTCAGTACGTAACGTATTAGACATTTATGTACTTCGTAATTTCATCCGAGCAGATTATGAACTAGATTTCACTAAAGCGAGTGATATGCCATTAACCGCTAAACAGCAAGGTCTATACAACGGTGCTTCGTTTAGTGCTGAACTAGCACAAGGTATCTTGTTTGTAGATCTAACTGGTTCACTAACTCTTAACTTAGGATAATAAAAGATGTCAGAATATATCAGAGAATATAGCCCAGATAAAGTTAACGTGAACTGGGGTGGTAAAGTTCCTATTAAAGGTTTTGCTGATGGAACATTTATCACATTAACACGTAATGTACCTCGTACAGAGACAGTAGTTGGAGCAAAAGGTGATGTAGGTATCACACGAACTGCTAACAGAACAGGTACACTAGAGATTACTCTACTACAGAACTCTCCGTCAAATCAAATCTTTTCTGCGATTGTTAATGCAGAGGATGTGGCAGGAGACTTGTACCGAGCTAGTATGACTGTGGAAGACCCTAGTGGTGGTGTGTATGCACTAGCTGAACGTTGTCATGTTCAAACTCCTGCTGATATTACATTAGGGGACGGACAGAACGCTAAAGTATGGTCTTTCTTTGTAGAGGATATGAGTTACCTAACTCTTCCTGCTGGATTGAATAAACAAGAAGCTGTTTCTAACGTAAATGAAGCAGTAGCTGCTATTCAAACAATCTCAGAAAACTTAAAAACAATTACTAACTAATAATTTTAATTATTAACTTGAGGGCAAATAGAATAATTTCTGTTTGCCCTTTTTTATTCCAAAAGAAAGGAGAATGGTATGCTAGGTAAATCCAAGTATAGTGAAACAAGATTATCAAATAAAAAACAAATTAAAATCAGATTGCTTCCAGCGATCACCCAAGGTATTCCTGTAGCACGAAGATTGATTAATCTTATTGCCCCTGTCGTAGGTGGTACATTAGACGGGCTTAAACATGATGAAATTATCCATGGTGCACCTAAGACGTTTTCAGAGCTATCATTAATAGTATGCCAACAGTTAGAGAAAGTAGACGCTTCTAACTTAGTATTTACGTTACTAGATGGTATGGAAGTGGAAGGAGAGACTATTGACCTTGATGAGTATTTCTCTGCTAACTATGGGGAAATGATGGAAGTGTTGGAGTTTGCACTACGGGAGAACTTTGAGAGTTTTTTTACAGGAAACGGTATGAAACAGCGTTTTCTGAAAGTGGTAGCAATGATTCAGCAGGGACATACCGAAGAACTGTCATCCGAAGAATAGAACACTATAAGCATTTTAACCAAGAACGTCAATTACTATATAGAGTGTATCAAAGCAAATACAATAAAGAGAACCTAGAGACTCTACAATCTTATACAATGGATCAGTTCTTTGACCACTTAGAAGGGATAACAGTGTATGAAGATATGGAATTTGCTGCACATAAAGACCATGAATTAAATATGAAAAAGTAGGTAATTAAGTATGGCAAATAATGTAGAAAAGTTTGTAATTGACTTAGGTTTTAGTGCAGACGATTTAAACAAATTAAAGAGTCTACTCAGACTACAACAGCAATCACAGAAAGCAGCTAAAGTTCACAATAAACAACAACGTGATGCCCAAGCTAAAGAATTAGCTTTTAAGAGAAAGCAACTTCAGATACAGAAGCTCTTAACTAAAGCAGAGAAAGAAGGGGTTGACGTTGGTAAGTATAAGAGGTCTATAGCTGCTACTAAGAAGATAGCTACTCTTGAAAAGACTCGTATTGAACTAGATAAAGCTCACTTTGAGGCTAAGACAGCCAATGACAAGAAACGTGCTGCTGCTAAGAAGAAAGAGCTTAATGTAGAGAAGCAAATAACCGCAGAGGTAGTTAAACAGAGACAGTTTAACAATATGCCCCCTAAAAGCGCCTTCCAAGCCTCTCAGAGACGAAAAGAGACAGCACGAGACCAAGACACTTATAATAATGTTAGAGTCCGTCAGATTGAACTGAGGGCGCGTAAAGCAGGATTAAGTGAAGAAGATGTACGTCAGTTTAAAAGACAAGCTGAGTTAGCTAAAGGGAATAGAGCAGAGTTCGCTAAATTAAATCAGACTATATCTGAGTATGCTTATAAGCAGCGTCAAGCAACAATGCAAACTAGAAAAGCTAACCTAGCTATGCAAGGCTTGAATGATTCTACTCGACACATGATACGTTCTTATGCTTCACTATATGCGGTAGTAGAAACAGGTAGTTTTATTATTCGTACAGGACAAGAGTTTGAGCAGATGGAAGCAGGGATGTTAGCTGCATCTGAGACTGCCGAGCTTGCTAAAATTAACCTAGAATTCTTAAGAAAAGAATCTATGCGTCTTGGCTTTGATTTAGCGAAAGCTTCTAAAGGCTTTGTTAAACTTTCTGCTGCGGCACAAGGTAAGCTTACTAACGAAGAGATTCAAGAATCTTTTGTAGGCATAACAGAGGCAGCTACGGTATTTCAACTGTCAATGGACGATACGATAGGGTCTATCAGAGCAGTTCAGCAAATGTTCTCTAAGAACGGGATCATGGCTGAAGAATTTAAAATGCAGCTAGGTGATCGTATACCTATCGCTATGAGGGCTTTAGAAAAATCTACAGGAAAATCTTCTGCCGAGTTAATTAAGATGATGGAGATGGGGCAGTTAGGGGTAGAGTATATTGCTCCGTTCACAAAAGCTTTGGGTGAACTTGCCAATCAGAACGATGCTCTCTCTAAATCTATGGATACCTCTGGTAAACAACAAGATAGATTCGTAAATTTAGTAAAACTAAGCGCTAACACTATATACGAAGGTGACATGGAAGAGGC